AAACAAATATTCAAAAAAAAAAGAATTATTGTACACAAAAGAAATGTATACATTTCTGTAAAAAATTATATGAAAAAGGGTACTCTTGTTTAGATTTAATGACAATATTGGAAGAAACTGATACAAACAAAATAAATAAAAAATATCTGTTATTAATCTATTTTGATAAAATTAGAAAAGAATTTAGAAATGAAAAAATATTAATGTTTCATCTTATAAATTATGCATTTATTCGTGTGAATATAGATTTAGAAAATATTATTGAAATGTAAAAATGGATGATTATAATATTTCTGCTATTTCCGAAGCTAAAAATGAGTATTCAGCTCGTTTAGTTAATATTTTAACTCCACTTCTTATTGAAGGTATTAAATCTATTTTTAAAGAAGCGCTGGAATTATGTATCAGTAATTCTGAAAAAGATAAATATTTAATGACTTTTCAGAATTTCTTAACTAGGGTCCCAAAATGGAACCAATCTATTATTCTTCAAGAAACATCGAGAATAATTACCAAGAGTGGGTGCAACTATTTAGAAGATCTCGTAACGTGTGTTCATATATCACAACTTAAAATTTTAACCAGCATTCGTGTAGCAAGCAAACAAAAAAAGGTAGATATAGAAATTCCAAAACTTTCAGAATTTATTCATTATTGTTATATTGCATTCGCTCGCAAATTATACTCAAATGTTTATTTATTTGAGACAAAAATACCCTCTTTACAGATGCAGAAAAATCATAGAGAATGTGAATTAGTATGTAAGGAATGTATACTTAATGTCATACGTAACAATATTCCCGTGGATAAGATTTTACGTGCTTACATTGATGAAACTACGGAAGAAGAGGTTATAGAAGAGCAAAAGATTGAAGAGAAACCCGTCGAAAAAAATAATATTGAGGCATCGTTTGATGAAGTTATAAAAAACGATGAACCATTAAAAAATAATGAAACAGTAGTAGAAGTAAAAAAAACTGTCACAAAAGCGGTGGAGGAGCAGCCGGCAGCGGAGCGGGCGGCGTTGGCGCCAGCGGTGACACCGGCTGAGGAGCCAACAAAACATTCTGTTGAACCAATAGTTACTCCTACAGCATCAGATATTCAAGTTCCCACAATAGTAAATACGGAAACTGCGACAGATAGTTCTACCAGCGCCAACTTACAAACAGAACCAGTAGCGCCCACATCCTTATCGTTTAATGATAAGGATAAGATTGTTAATTTTGATAAAAAAGAAAATACTGCAACCATTCAATCCAACACTGCCAAAACAATTATTGCACCAAAAACATTAAAACGATTAGAAGCTATAAGCGCTCAACGTCATAGAGAAAGAAAGAATGAAGATGATGATGATGAAGAAGAAGAAGAAGGAAAAATAAAGATCTTGGATCAATCTTTAAATATGAACTTGGATGAATTAGATGTTCATGTATTAGATGATAAGGTTACTTTGAAAAAGGAATTATTAAAAGATGTTGTTGAGTTACCATAATGCGGAAAATATAAATAACTTTATTTCTACAATAAATAAATGAAGGAATCTATTTTTATAACTGCCGCAGTTATTTCCTTGTCATATTTCCTATTTAAATTTCTCGAAATGCGTTTTCTGTTAAAAGAAAATAAACCCTTAAAGACAATTTTACGCGATACACTTATCGTTTATTTTAGCGTATTAACTGGAAGTTTTATTTTAGAACAGATGGGTCCTTTAAAAAATCTAACAACACAACCCACTATTTTCACAAATGACCCCGATTTTTGATGAGAATAAGTAGTATATAAATACTTATTCGCATTAGAGATATTACTGAGAGTAAATTGGTAATTGATCAATATTCAATATTTTTGCCCTTCGTGCAATTTGTTTGCGTCCTACACTATATTTTTGAAAAAGTGGATGATAAATTTGTGTTTGGGGTGTATGTTGATGAACCGTTCGTGCAATCATTTTATATAGTTTAAAATCTGGATATCTCTCTTCGCCATTTGTCTTATATAGTATATTTCGCCCTTTATCATCTTTGCACCATTGAATAATTAACTTTGCAATAGGATCCTTTATGTTTTCTTGGTCGTCAAAATCATCCACAAAATAATCAAAGAGAGAACAGGCTAATCTGCACAAATCAAAACTCATATTAGGTTCTAATCTTGGTTTGTTTTTATTTAAATATGGAACACAATTATATTGCGTTGCTGCATCTCCCTTGGGATGAAAACTATCACTGCAAATAAGCTTCCCTTTATATTTATAAATAGCTCGCCCAAAATCTATGAGCTTAAAAATTCTACCATATGTGGGAACCTTATAGTGTTTATTGTCATATTTATAATATAAATATTTCCTATCTGTTTTCTGAAACATAATATTATTTGTATGCAAGTCATTATGTGTAAAATTAAATAGCTTTTGATAGATAATTAAAGTCATAATAATTTGACATAAACAAGAACGCCATTCTTCATCGTTTAACTCATGCTCTTCGGATAAACAAGAATCTAATGTATAATCTAGACATTCAAGACATATTACTTGAATTGGGAAATCATATAAAACAACCTCCAAAATATCCGATTCATCACTACACAAACTGTCTATTTCATCGTCGCTTTCATCTATTGATTCATTCTCTCCATCAGTATCAGAATTATCTGATGATGTATGAGATGATTTAGAAGAACACGTCGAACTAGTTAATCTAGATTTTGAATATTGATTAGATTTATGTTCTATTATAGATTCAAATATCAAATTACTTGAAACATCAGCGGATTTAGTATTTTTATCGTCAACTCGTTCAAATACATCCTCAAAAACCAAACCTTCAACGCTATTAATATCTAATAACTGTGATGAAACATCACTTGTGGTAATTGATAGTTTTTTAAAGTTATTGCGCGTTGAATTGCCGAGATAAAGAGAGAAATTTTGATTATTAATCTTAAATAGTTTATTACAATTTTTACTGAAAAACTCGCTTTCACTCAGATAATCTAGATCATCAAATATATTTACCGAAAAATCTGATTTTACACCTAAAAATGAACCAAAAAAATCAATACAGTGGGGGACTTTGTGCTTATGTAATACTTCACTAGAAAGATAAGAGAAAAAAGAGTCAACATATGCTGCATTATTTGGATCTAAAACTTTCTTATGGCAGTTGTTACTCTCTAATCTCGGCAAAGCCGTTGGTTCGTTTGTATCAAAAGTATATTTTCCTGCCATATACTTTATTGGGTCTAATAAGGGGGAAAATTTAAAAAAAGTTGTTTTTATTCTCTCATTGCCCGAACCATCGGTAACTTTGCATTCATATTTATTTGAATTTTCTAAAGCTTTAATATCTTGAATATGGTAAAAATGATTTAAATTACATTTATTATAGTTTTGCGAAGAAAAAGAGAAAAAACTCCTATACAAGGGGATATAATTTTGGGGACTTACAATTCCATTTGCCTCTAAAGTCTTAAAAAGTTTCGTATTTTCATTCTTCTGATAGAAGATAGATAGCATATTAGCTACTATGTAGATTAATAAATTAGTATTTAAACCAATATATACGCCGCTAATATTTAGTAAACCAATCATTTCGATTATGCGTATTACGATTTGATTTATAATCTTTTAAAAAACTAGTATGAATCTAGAACTAAAGAAGTTCGATATGAAGAATATTTCATTTGATGCTAATCAAACTCAAGGACCAGTTATTGTTCTCATCGGTCGACGTGATACGGGGAAGAGTTTTCTCGTACGTGATTTATTATATTATCATCAAGATATTCCAATAGGTACGGTTATATCTGGAACAGAAGCTGGGAATGGTTTCTATGGAAAGCTTGTTCCAAAATTATTCATTCATGAAGAATATAATACAGTCATTATTGAGAAAATTCTAAAACGTCAAAAGATCGTTTTAAAAGAAATAAAAAAGGAAATGGCCGCTTATAAACGTTCCACTATAGATGCAAGAACATTTGTAATTCTAGATGATTGTCTATACGATAATTCTTGGGCGCGTGAAAAGTTAATGAGATTACTCTTTATGAATGGTCGTCACTGGAAAATTATGCTTATTATTACAATGCAATATCCTTTGGGCGTACCGCCTAATCTAAGAACTAATATTGATTATACATTTATTCTCCGCGAACCTTATATTACCAATCGTAAACGTATATATGAGAATTATGCAGGTATGTTCCCTACTTTTGAATCTTTCTGTCAAGTAATGGAACAGTGTACAGAAAACTATGAATGTTTAGTGATTGCTAATAATGCAAAATCTAACAAATTAGAAGATCAAATTTTTTGGTATAAAGCAGACGCGCATCGAGATTTCAAATTAGGTTCAAAAGAATTTTGGGATTTATCGAGAGATATTGGCTCTGATGAAGAAGAAGAAAGTTTTGATCCTACAAAACAACGCAAAGGACCGCGTATTAATGTGAAAAAAAATCGGTGGTAAATATGTTTAATCTATATCAATTCATAATTGAAATAGATCTTAGTTCCTTTTTTTCCGCGTAGAACGAGTTCTCTTTCTCTTTCGTCTACGGGTTCTCTTTCTCTTTCGTCTACGGGTTCTTTTTGA